ATGGAACCGATCTGGGAATACCGCTGGGCCTTTGTGGAGCAAGGCCACTGGGGCGGCAGGAAGGAAACCAACTTCTGGATGACCGACTTCGAGGCCGAGCGATGGTGGGCGTATGGCGCGGCCGGAACCGAGCGCCTCGAAGATACGAGGCGCGACCGCAACGTGGCCAGGGCCGACACCGACTATTCGAGCACCGGCAGCACAAAACCGTGGGACCATCCAAACTATCTGCGTACAACTCGTCAAAGCTGAGGCAGGCGCACGCGTTCAAGCGTGCCCCGAGTCCGTCAATCTGCATAACCTCCAGAGCGGGAAGATATGACGCTCGAAGATATGCAAGATAAATTGAAGCGACTGGAAATTTACGTAAGCTCAGGCGCCCCGGTGAGCGAGGAGCCGGCGAGCGCGAATAGCGTGGCTGAAACTGAGAATTTCCGCCCTTCTTGCACAGTCGGCTCCGCGCCAACCGCGTCTTCGCTGAAGGAATTCCCCCAGGGCGTCCGAGAACACGAGCGCCTCGACCGGCCAAACCGCAAGGAACTCAACGACTAGATGCCGCCTAGGGTGGCAAAAGGATTGGAAACATGGACGGCGGGACGTCAGCAGCGTAATTTTAAATAATCGACGCCTTCACATCCAACGTCTGAGATGCGCCCGCAGTGTTAGCCAACGACGCAAAGGCCCGCGCAATCACCAAATAATGTGATCTATGTCACCGACACCGGATGCAAGCATAGGGAAGATTGACAGTCGCGGAATGCGGCGGGACCGCGAATTGCGGTCAATTGTCTAGCATAATCAATAATTTGAAACAAAATTTTGCTGCTAGAATCGCGCAACATCGCATCTACTGCCACTAATTTTGGAGAGAACAATGGACTCAAAACCGCTTACCATCGTCGACCAGTACGATGTGCTCATGAGACAGGCTCTCGCGCAGCCGGGCGTGGCGGACGCAATGAAGCTGTACAGCGCCTGCGCTAACAGTGTCTCCACCAATCAGATGGTGAACTCGGTCGTTGCGGCCACGATTCCAGCAGTTCCCTCTACGCATAGCTACTGAGGTCCACGATGCCGAGTTGGGGCGAGATCCTTACAGAAATCAATACTTCGCAACAGCCCGTAATGCAGCTTGATGCAGTCCGGAAGAAGTATTTGGTGCGACTTCATCAGCACACCAAGCGACCGGTCATCGTCTATGCAACGCGTTGGGTCTCCCCGCTTCCGAACATGGACCCTACCGTCCTGTCGGTCGATATTGCTGACATCCAAGGCCTGATGGAGGTGATGAAGGGCATCGACTCTACGGAACTCGACTTGGTCATTCACAGTCCCGGTGGCTCCATCGACGCGGCCGAGGCATTCGTTCGCTACCTCCGGTCAAAGTTCCAACACATCCGAGCAATTGTGCCTTATGCGGCGATGTCAGCGGCGACGATGATCTGCATGGCTTGCGATGAAGTCGTAATGGGCAAGCATTCGTTTCTGGGCCCCATCGACCCGCAATTCGTGATGCAAACGCCGCTCGGTCCGAGGGCCGTACCGGCTCAGGCGATTGTCGAGCAATTCAACAAGGCTCAAAAGGAAATCTCCGGGGATCAATCTAAGCTCGCTTCATGGATTCCCATGCTTGGTCAATTCGGACCCGATCTGCTGATCCGCTGCGACAATGCGAACGCCCTGTCCAAAAAGCTCGTCGAGGAATGGCTAACCTCCTACATGCTGAAGGACAACCCAGCGCAGGCGCGTGCTACTGCGGAATGGCTTGCAAACCATACAGAGCACAAAACGCATTCTCGGTATCTGGCGCGAGAAACTCTCCAAGCGAAGGGCATTAAAATACTGCCTCTGGAAAAGGATGAGACGTTGCAGGACGAGGTGCTGTCGCTGTATCACGCGACGACCTTGACGTTCCAGAACACGGTAGTCGGGAAGCTCATCGAGAATCACCTCGGTAAGTGCTTTCTGCTAATGGGCGGCGTCCCGGTTCAGCAGCCGGCCATTCCTCAAGGCTTGATTCAGTTGCTCCAGATGCCGGTGGCTCCGCCAATCGCACCGCCGTTTGCACCACCAACGGTGCCGGGATCCTAACCCCAAAAGAGATCGGCCCCGCTCGCCTCGCGGCGGGCCCAGTCTCATACGCCACCAGCCGACGTAGCGAAGTTCCACACCACAAGCCGCTCAACGACCAGATCCATGCTGTGGTCATCCAGATCGAGGCCACGTGGCCACGCCGCCGTGCCGATGACGCGCGCGCGCCCTGCTCGGACAAATGCAGCATCTCCCCAGGCCGGTGAATCCAGCGCGGATCTAGGCGCGGATAACCGACCTTCTTGTCAGCGGACCCGAGGTAGCCACTGACCTTTTGCGCTTCATGTCGGTAGACACCAATTGGGCGCTTTGCTACCTTACGAACGGGTTTGCGTTTGCTCAAGCGCAACCCGGCCCTCCAGGGGCGCTCGCAACCGCCCTTGGTTATATGCGCCCGCCGCTCCCCGTGTGCGGCGGGCACTTTTTTGGCTGTGACGCTTCCACAGGTTTCAGAACATGGACACCGCGCGGCATCCCTGATACCTTACAAACCGGTTGCATCTACCCTGCAACCTCCAGCGCATCCATGCTGGAAGACATAGTTCAGGCCGCCGCGCTCCTCCAGTGAGCGGCGGCCTCTTTTCATGGCGTCACCAACGGCGCGGCCCACGCCGCCAACCTGTTTTCCACGAGATCCATGCTGTGGTCGTTCAGGTCAAGGCCGCCCGGCCACTCCGCGGTGTCGATCACGCAGCCGCCTTGCTCACGTAAATGCAGCATCTCGCCGGGCCGGTGGATCCAGCGCGGGTCGAGGCGCGGATACCCGAACCACGCATCCCTCCCGTTCGCAACGATCACCAGCTTCGCGAGCTCAGCACTGAAGCGCCGGTAATACGCGAGGTTCGCGCCCTTCGGCGGTTCGAACGCGTGCAGCGCGCCGATCTGCGCCGCCGGCAGGAACAGCGGCGTGTACGTCGTGCGCCAGCCGCCGAGCGAATGCCCCTCGACGTTGAACACGGTGCCGCGCGGCACGAGCGCCTTCGCCCACGCCCAGATCTCGTCGCATGCCTCGTACGCGCCGCGCGTCACCTGCGCGCCGCCGCCCACGTCCACCGGCCACAAGTCGATGTCGTCGAGCAGATCGCCGATCTGGAGCGCGCTGAAGCGCGTCCCGCTGATCGAGAGATAGACGCCGCCCGCGTCGCGCGACAGCACCGCCTGGCTGTCGCCGTCCCTGAACTGCCCGAGCCACATGCACCCGAGCGCCTCGAATGCCGCTTTCGACTGCGCCGGGTTCATGACGTAGGCGGCATTCGCCCGGCGCGCCGCGGCGAGGATCGCCGCGCGATTCACGACGCGCTCGACGCGGCAAGCGGCGCGGAGGCCTCCGACGCACCGGACGCGGCGGCCGGCGCTGCCGTCTGGACCGGCGCGCCGTACACGTCGAGCCAGTTCGAGAGCGCAATAGACGCGGCGCCGAGCGCGAGCTTGATCGCTGTCGCGGTGGCCGCGTCGAGCGGCAGCAGCGAGACGAGGCCGATCGCCTGCGGGATGACGGTATCGACCAGGCTCTTGGCGTTGGTGGCGTCGAGCTGCGCAACGGCCGCGCACAACTTGCCGTTGTCGTCGGCCAGCTTCTTCAGGTTCGGATCGGCCGGCACGAGCGCGCTGAGATCGAGCAGCGCGGGCTGAACGAGCCCGCAGGCCTTCAGCACCTTGCCTTGCGCGTTGCTCGCGAGCGATTCGATGGTCTGCTGGGCCTGCGACGTGCAGCCTGCGAAAGCGATGGACGCGACAAGACCTGCCGCGATGAGCAGCATACGTTTCATGGTGATTACCCTCTTGAGATGTGCCGCGAGTGCGGCGGGAGAAAAATCAGAAGCGCCAGCGGGCGCCGAACTTGACGGATGTTCCGGTGCTGCCTTTCTTGACCGTGACGCTCATGCGCGTCGACGGCGGGATTTCCGCATAGGCCACGCAGCAGGAAATGTCGTGCGTGTCGGGATTGATGAGCGGCAGGACCTGCACGTGAGTGCAGCCGGCCAGGGTGAGCGCAGCGAGCGCGGCGCGGATCACGACTGCGCGGCCGGTGCGGCGGACGCCTTAGCAGCAGCGCGCGCGGCGCGCGCCACCCACCAGTTGCGCGCGGCGTGAATGATGGTGACGATGGCGCCCGAGATGAGCAGTTGCACTTCGAGCGGCATCGGCAGATGACAGCCGCCCGATACCCACTGCACGGCAGGCACGAGCGACGCCGCGGTGAGCGTCGCACCGCCCGTCACGATGCTCGACGTTTTGTCCATAGATCCTCCTTTCGAACCGGCGCGCGGCCGGAAAAAGAAAAAGCCGCACGAGGCGGCTCCTTGATGGTCGTTTGATCGGCTAGGCAGTCGGCATGACGTCGGTGAGCATCGCGCTGCACAGGCGCACGGCCCGGCTCTTCACCTGCCCGTACCACGCCGAGTCCTTCATCTCTGCGGCGCTGGCGCTCCAGTCGTGCGCCTGCATCGCGGCGAGCGCCTTCTTGAAGCCGAGCAGCCGGGTGATGCCGAGGTTGAAGCACATGTTCGCGATCACGCGCTGGCGCACTTCGCTCAGCGTGCGCCACCACGGCAGATAGGCGTCGAGTTGGTGAAACGTGTCGGCAACATCGGAGGTCAGCAACTGCGTGATCTGCGCGTCGGAGAGCGGATAGGTCCAACCGGCGGGCAGCGGCGAGGCGTCGAGGTTGTGCCCGACGCCCGTCGTGTTCTTCGGCGGCGTGGACGTGTCCTTGTACGGCCAGCGCCGCACGGCCTCGTCGCGGCGCAGCTCGGCGTATAGCAATGTCAGATTCATTCGCCCGCCCCCTTACGGCCGCCGTTCTTGATGAGGTAAAACGCCTGAAGCAGGATGTATCCCGCCGTCAGGAGCGCCACCCACCAGTTGATGTCGTGGCTCTGAAGCCAGAGCCAGAAGTTGCCGCCCACGGCCGGCGCTGCCTTCACAACGCTCGCAGCAAGGTCGCTTCGATTCATCAGGTCCCCGGTAAAAAAAGGCCGCCCGAAGGCAGCCATATTGCGAAACGTATTGGTGAGGTTTTTCGGGACTAGATCTAGTCCGGCCACACGAGCGCGGGCAACTCCGCAAGCAGATCGGGAATCGTCGGCGGGGCACGCTTGCCCGCCTGAACATCAGCGAGTGCCTGATAGCAATACGACCAGCAGGCGTCTCGCCACGCGATGCACGCTTGCCCTTCGGCGGCGAACTTCGCGTTTGCACTGGTCGCATACGTGCACGCCGACAGGATGCCGTCGTAATTGCGCTCGCTTGCCTTGCTGTCGAGCAAAGCCTGCACTGCGATCGTGTAATCGGAAACGGTCGGCGCGGTATCCGACGCAGCGGGCGCTGTCACGACAGCCGCATCGGGGGCCGCAAGCTGATACTGGCCAGCGGCGTTGACGACCCATCCGTAAAGCAGCTCTGTGGTGCCAGCCGGGTTCTGCGCCAGGTATAGCGCGTTCGACGCGGCCTCCGCTTCGGCCTGCGTCGCATAGATATAGGGCGGTTGCGGAATCGCCATCACATCACCTCGTTCGACAGGAGTTCGACTTGCCAGTTAATGTTTGTCGAGGCCGCGCCCGTCACAGTGACCTGCAATGCGCCATTCGTCGTGTCGGCAGACAGTGCGAGCGCCCAGGCTGAAGCGGCCGACGAAGCGTAAGGGCTGCTGATCGACGATCCGACAATGGAGATTGTGCTCGCGCTCGCGCCGCGCATAACCAGCGCATCCCCTTTCCACACCTTCGCGACAGTACCGCTCACGGAGTTGCGAGCGACAGCGGTCAGGGTGACGTACACGGCAGAATTGTTCCGCAGTACAAGCTGGTTCGTCGCAGACGCGCTGGCCCCATCTGCCGTAGCGACGGCCGCCAACGCGCTCGCCGTGGAGATGCGAAGTCCGGTAAGGGTGAATTGCGAAGCGCCGACTCCACCACCCTGATGGCCAAATGCAACCTGCCCGGCAATTGAATTCGTGGTCCCATATTGCCCTGTCGCAAGCGATGCGTAGCCGGAGGCCACACAGCTAACGCCGATAGCCGCCGCCTCGCTGCCCGAGACCGTATTGAATGCACCGATCGCCATGCCATATGCCGCGCTGACGACGTTGCCGCCGCCGATGGCGCATGAAATGACACCGGATGCGACTTGTGTGGGGTCGTTCCGGTAGATCTGCAAGTCAATTGCCCTGCTCCCACGCTTGTTCCCGCCCGTCGTCGCTCCGTCCGCAATCGCCAGAGCAAAGGAGCCAAGCCCCTTTGGAACATAGGCCGCATCCACGTTCGTTGCAGCGTTGCTCGCCGTCAGAGCAACAACAGGGGTGGTGGCGTTAGGCGCTGCCGTCGATAGCGAATCAGTGAAATCTGCCAGGCCACCCGATGACGTGGGCAACTGACTGGTCGGCACGAGGCCATTCGCGTCGAGCGTAGCCAGACCGCTCGCAGCACCCTTCTGCGCGATGAATTCGCTGATCTGCTTCTGGAGCTTGCCGAGCGCGCCGAGCACCGTATCCGCCGTGCTGATGACGGCATTCGTCGCCGTCGACAGGCCCGTTAGCACCGTCGCGAGCACGCGCGATGGCGTGAAGTACTGGTTCGTCGCGCCCTCGGGAACGGCGTCCGTGCTTCCGGGTGACGCGCTGATCTCGATGTACGCCGAACCGCTCCAGCGATAGATTTTGCCGCTGTCGTCCGCGACGTAGATCTTGCCGGTTTCGCCCGCCGCCGGAAATGCCGCGAGATTCGCATACTCGAGTACATCGTCCACGTAGCTCGGCAGATAGGCCGCCGCTACCTTGCCGGTCGAATCGAGCGGCGCGACGCCGTTCGCCGCGCCGACTGCGCTCGCCGCCACCGCGCCCACGTCGGCCGCCGCCGGCAGCGGGTGCGCATGGTCCGAGCGCGCGGCAGTCGCCGCTGTGCCAGCCGACGCGCCGCCCAGCGCCGCGCCGACCACATTGCCCACGGCCGCCGCGCCGGCCGCAACGCCGTCGAGCTTCGTCTTGTCCGCCGCCGACATCGAGCCAGCAGCGCTCTCGGTGGCCGCGTTGATACCCAGCGTGGGATTCGAGCCGCCCGTCGACGTCAAGGGCGCCGTCACGCTCACGGTGCCCGAGCCGCCGCCACCGCCGCTGCTGTCCGCGCCCGCGTGGACGAAGATCTCCCAGTTGACCGTGTCGGCGTCTGGCGTCGTGGGCGTCGTGCCAGCGACGATGCGCCGCCACGCCGAGCCAGCGTAGGTTGCGAGATCGTTCACCGCATAGGCGGCGTCGCCCGACCACGCGCCGCGCGGCGTAACGCCGGCTGGGCCCTGCGCGCCCGCGTCGCCCTTGTCACCCTTCGCCCCAGTTTCGCCGATGTCACCCTTCGGGCCCGCGTCGCCTGTATCGCCCTTGGCGCCAGCGTCTCCTTTGTCGCCCTTCGGCAACGTGAGGTTGAGCTTCTGGTTCGGCACATCGCCAGTGATCGAGGCCGCCGCGGTATCGCCCTCTTCGACGGTGCCGATGGACAGCGCGGCACCTGCGCCGCCGCCGTTTTTCGCCAGATCATTGAGCCTGGCGATGTAGTCCTTCTGCCCCGGATAAAACATGTCACCCATCAGGCCTCCTGAATCGAAATCGAGCCGGTGTAATTCGCCACGAAGTCATGCACCAGCGAGCCCAGATCGGAGAGCTTTCCCCAGATCTGGTACTGCTGTTCCTGCAACGGGTCGGCGGACTCGGGAAAGAGGCTCACGAAGACCGGGCGCGCGAAGCCGCTGCCGCGCAGGATCGACATGAACTGATCGCGATCCACCGGCGGCATCCACGAGAGGCTCACCGCGAGCGTTCGATACTTCGTGCCACGATCCGTGATGAGGTCGCCCGCGTCGTTGCGCGTGTTCGTCGTCGAATCCTCGACCGCGAGCTTCGGGCTCCAGTCCACGTTGTTCGTCGGCGACCAGTACGCGCCGGCCACGAGGCGCGAGGCCTCGATGTAGCCCGCTGCGTTGTCCGGGTCCGCGAGATCGATCACGAGCTGCTCGACCGCCGCATGCGCGAACCACGCGACGGCGTACGTCCCGCCGCCGAACGCGAATGCGTTGCAGCCGAGCGACTGCGTGCCCCATCCGAACAGCCCGAGGGGCGCGTACGGACATGCAGGCCGCGCGCCGGTATCGAACGCGGGAACCGTGTCACCGGCCAGCGCGTAGCCGCGCACGCGCATCGTCGCGGTGCTCGTGAGGTTGCAGAACGGCAGCACCACGCACGCGACCAGCTCCGGCGTCGGCCACGTCGCCGTGATCGTGGCGCTCGTGCCCGTCGCGCGCCACACCTGCGACTTCAACTGCGTGCGCAGGTTGGTGACGGGCAGCGCGCCCGCCGTGCTGCTCGCGCCGAGCGTCGCGCGGTCCGCTGCGTTGTCGTAGACGACGCGCAGGTTAGGCATTCGCCGTCTCCAGGCGCGCAACGCTGAGACCCACGAGCGCGAGCTGCACATTCAGCGCGGCGAGCATCTCGTCGGTCACGTCAGCTTGCAGAATCGGGCGCTGCATGTGCTGGGGCTGCTCTGCCTGCTGGCCATCGACCAGCACCTGCTCGTACGTGGTGAGCACCGGGCGGCGAAACGGCTGCGGCATGACGTCGTTCGGGAAGTTGATCGACAGGCTGAGTGCGGTGGACTTGCGAACTTCGGTTGCCATGTGGGCTCCTGAAATGAAAATGCCCGCGCGCGGCGGGCTCGAAAACGGGTGACGCGGCCGCTCTAGCCGCAGAGATAAACGCACGCGACCTGCCTGACCTCGGCGGCGCTCGCAAATGAGATGGCTTCTCGCGCCCGCGCGACCGTGTAGCCGCGCAAGACGTCGTCGGACTGGCGCATGCCCTTGCCGGGCGTCGACGACGTGACGATCAGGTCGCCTGCCTCGATGTCGCCGCCCTCGCCGCAGACATTCAGTTGCCCCTCGCCTAGCGCGTTCATCGTGAGCACGGAATACGAATCCTTGATCGCCTCGTATTCGGCGCTCATGACGTTTGTTCCATCCTCTTCGGTGTGGTCGATGAGCGCGGCGGGCTGCGCGCGCGACAGCGCACCACCGACCGAGGCAATCACGCCGATGGCGCCCTTCTGCGTCGGCTTCGACGAGGTCGCCACCTCAAAGATGGTGTTCGACAGGCCGCCGCGCCCGCGGCACTCGACGTCGATCACGATGTCGCCTTGCGTCATCTCGACGCCATTCGGATACAGCGCATCGTGCGAGCCAGTGAACGGGCCATGCGTGCCCGACTCCGCATAGAAGGCGTACCCGCTCGCCGTGCCCACGAGGCCCGATGCCGTCACCGCGATGTTCTGGCCTCGAATCGCGTGGCAGTTGTAGCTCGACTGCCGTGCTGTCGCGGTGAGCGCCGTGAGGTCGCCGTAGCTCGTCGTCACCACTGGCGTGTTGGACGTGTAGTACTGGTTGCTGAAGTTGGCGATGCCGACAAGCATGTTGTCGACCTGAATGACCCCGGCGCTGTTGATCTCCAGTGCGTAGCCGTTCGACGAGTGACCAGTACCGACATTCATCGTCACGCCGTTCAGCGTACCCGCATTGACCTGGCTCGCGTTGATCGTGCCCGAGTAGATGACGCCCGCCGCGAGCGTGCCAGCGCCGATCTGGTTCGCTGCGAGCGAGCTGGCATAGGCCAACGTCCCGAGATTCGTCACCTGTGTCTGGCCGTTGAGCGCGCCGGTCACCTGCGAATTCAGGTTCACGGTGTTGAGCAGCGCGAGCGCGCCGAGGCCGCTCACGCTGCCGTTCGATAACTGACCGGTCACCTGCGTGGCCAGATTCACGGCGCTCAGCGTCGCGAGCGCGCCGAGACCCGTCACCTGTGACGTCGTCACGCTGCTCTGCGTGGCCAGCGAGCCGAGCCCCGACATATTCGCCGTCGTCAGCTTCGTGCCCGCGCCGAGGATGATGTTGCCGCTCGAATCCTTGACGGTGAGGTTGCGTGTGTCGAGCCGGTCAGCAGTGAGCGAACCCGCGACCACCTGTGACGCCGAGATCGCACCAGCCGCGACCGTGCCGAACGTGACCGCGTTCGCCGCGATGGACCCGGCGACAATCGCATTCGCCGCGACGGCCGCCGCCGTCACCGAATTCGCCGCGAGCGCGGGCGTCGTCACCGCGCCCGTACCGATCTGCGTGCTGGCGATCGTGCCGACGAGATCGCCGGTGTTCACGACGGCAACCCACGACGAGCCGTTGATGCGATAGATCTTGCCGTCCGTCGTCAGGAGCACGACCTTCGGGCCGGTGTAGCCGGTCAATGACGGAAGCGTTGCCACGATCCCGACCGGCTGGATCGTCTTCGCGAAGTCCGAGACATCGACGGTATCCTGCGTCGCGAGGTCGCCCAGGCCGGTCACGCTGTCCGCCGGCACCGTCACATTCGGCGGCAGGCTCACCGGTAGCAGACGCGGATTCGTCGCCTCCAGCAGGATGTCGCAATAGTTGACGATGGCTGCCATCAGATGAGCACTCCAATCGTGATGCGGCCGGAGAGCCAGTCGCGGTCGATCGACACGACGAGGCCCGTTTTCCCGGCCGCGAGCCCGAAGCGCTCGTGCGTGATCGTCATCGCGTCGCCCAGCTCGACGAGCATCAGCCAGGCGTATGCCGTGAACTGGTAGACGTGGCGCGGCACCTTCCAGAGGTTCAGCCGGCGCTGCGCCTCGGCCTGCGCGTCGGATTGCACCAGCAGGTTCGTGTCGACTTCATCCGGCTCCGTGGTGAGGCTGTAATTCGCTGCCACCGCGGCGTCGCTCGCCGTGACCGTGACCCACTCCTGCGCGAACAGGTCCTTGCTGGACTGCGGGATGCCCGTTTGCAGCTGGTTCTGGACGGTGTAGTTGTGGCAGAAGCCGAGTTTCACGGCCGCCTGCACGGTCGAGCGCTGCGAGATCGCGAGACTGCGCGACTCCATGTCCGACGCAGTCACCGACCACGGCGTGCCGCTTGCCGGTAGATCGAGTTCGACGAGCCGCAGCAGGCCCGCAGTCGTCACGATCAGCGATGCGCCCACGGACGCCGCAAGGCCCTGGCAGCAGTCCAGCACGTTCGTCTTGTCAGACAGGTCGATGCCAACCGCCTGCGGGTGCGCCGCGTCGAACGCCGCGAAGTTCGCAGTGTCAATGTCGGCCGCCGTGTAGCGCTGCGCAGCCGTGCCATAGCGGGTTGCGAGGCGTTGGATGATCGGAGCCGACGTATTCGCGTAGCCGCCGGTGTTGTCGCCCTGGGCGCTCACCGTGATCTGCCCCACGGGCGACTGGTTGAGCGTGAACTTGCCCGCGGCGAGGTCCGGCGTGATGGACACCGGCGCGCCGTTGTCGCGCACCTCGATCACGCGCTCAATCGCCCCCTGATGGATCTGGTATTCCAGCGTCGCGGTGTTCGTCGAGAGTGGCTCCACGTTAAAGGCCTCGCCGAACAGCACGGGAAGCAGGCGATCGGCGTTCTGCGTGCCGTCGTTGAGCGTGGTGTCGGTCACCGACGTGTTGAGGCGCTGGAGCTTGTCGGCGAGCTGGAGCACGAGGCTCTCGCGCTTCGTCGTGTTGATGTCCTGAATCACGCCGTCGAGGATCGGCCGGAACTGCGCGCGCGGCCAGCGCACATCGCCGAAGAAAACGCGGATGCGCCGGTTGACCCACACGTCGTCGAGCCACGCATCGCGCGAGCCGTCGTCGTTCGCGATCTCGAAGTCACCGAACGAGATCGACGCGGAGCCGGTCAGGTCGATCGATTCCGAAAACTTGACGCCGCTCTTGATGACCGGCAGGTACGCCGTGTTCGCGGGCGCGTCCGCCGGGCCGGTCGTGTAGCCGCGGTTCGACAGGTAGCGCGTCGTCTCGACGCCACCCGTCTGCACCTGCGCCTCGACCAGCATGCAGCGCGCGGCCGCAGGGTCTTGCAGCCACGCAATGAAGTCCTGATCGGTCATAGGCCTTGAAATGAAAAGGGGCACCCGAAGGTGCCCCGTGTGGAGTTGCTACGCTCAAACCAGAGCGGGCTTTGCGCTCGTCGTGCGCAAGTTGATCTCGGCCGCCTTCGTTGTGCTGTCCGAAATCGTCTCGGCACTGCGCGCCGTAGCCGCCGCGATGGCTGCCGCGCTTTGCTGCGTCGCCTGCACCACCGCGCTCTCCATGCGATCGAGGCGCGAGACCACGTCCGCATTCGCCGACCGGCCATACTGCGACCAGTCGATGTTGAGCAACTGCGACAACTTCTGGTTGTTCGCCGACGTGATTACCGCTTCGCCCTTGTGAAGCTCGGCGCGGTAGCCATCCCACGGCACGACGTCGAGACCACCGGCGTGCGAGCCGTCGAGCAGCGACTTCTGGAGATCCGCCTTGATCTGGTCGAGCGTTTCCTTACCGCTGTAGAGCTGGTCGGTATAGAACTGGAGGCCGCCGGCGTCCGCCTGCCGCCCCAGCACCTGCTGGTACAGGTTCCCGATTAGCTCCTGATCGGCGCTGTACTTGAAGTCCGCAATCGTCTTGCTGCCGTTCGCAAACGAGTCCGTCCAATAGCTGACCTCGTTCGCAGTCGGCGTGCGCCCGAGCATGCTTTGATACAGGCTCGTGACCTGATCGCTGCCCGTCGCGGTGCCGTTGCCGAGCACCGAAGCCAACTGCGCCGCGATCTCGCTCGGCAGCCCCTGGAGGATTGAAGGCACCTCCGATTGCAGGCCCGCCGCCTGCTCAAGCGCATCGAGCGTGGCGAGTTGCTGCGCGAGCTGCCCCATCACCCCCTGATACTGCGAATTCGCGCTCGAAGCCTGCGCCGATGCGATGTCGCGCAGTTGTGTGAGCTGGTCGAGCGACTGCTGCGAAAGCTGCCCACTCGCGTCGCTCTGCGACTGCAACGCATCGCCGAACGCGCTCAACTGCGAGGTGACCGACGCGAAGATCTGCGTGTACGTGTCGGAGCTGGCGTAATACGACTGCGCGAGCTTCAGGTAGTTGTCGGCCGCCGACGACAGATTGCCGATCGCGGTCTGGTCTCCGCCCTGCGCCTTCGCCAGCGTGTCGGCATATTGCTGCGCCGCGTCCGCGAGCTTCTCGCTGGGCGTTTCCGTCGACAGGTCGCCGGTCTTCAGGCTCTGCACGTAGTCGCGCAGCTGCTTGATCTGGTCCGTGAGCGTCGAGACCGCCTGTTCCTCAGTCTGGTAACGCTTCGTGATCAGGTCATTCAACTGCGTGGCCAAGTCGATCTGCTGCGTAAGCGACACGCCGCCACCGGTCATTTCTGACCACAGCGTGCTGATCTGTGACGACGTATCAGCATCGCTGCCGGTGATCGTCGAATTGATCGTATCGACTAGCGAAGAGGCGTTCGTCTTGTTCGTGTACAGCGACTGTGCACTCGACGAGAGTGTCGAGATTGCCGCCTTCTGCACAGCCCCGATGACTGGCTCAGCCTGCGCGACCGCCGATGTCATTTGCGCGAACGCTGGAGCTAAAGAAAGCAACGCGTTTTGCAGGTCCATCATCGGCTGCGTCGAGGTATCCATGTTCTCAACGAGCGCCTCAAACTCTGCATTCGTCTTCGGCATGGCCACACCGAGTGCATCGAACTTCGCCTTCAACTCACCTTGTGCCACTGCGGCCTGTTGGCTCGATGTGTACACCGCACCGTAGTAGTTTTCCCAAAGCGCTTGCTGAGCGTCCGCCGCTTGCTGTGCCGCCTGGGCCTGCGCCTGCTCGTTCTCGATCATCGTTTCGAACGATGGGGCAAGCGCGAGCATGGATTGGTAGAGCGATTGGCCTGCGCCAGTCGTCAGGTCCAGTGACTCCACAACCGCCTTGAACTGATCCTTAGTCTTCACTGAGCCTTCGCCCAGCGCATCGAGTTGCGCCTGAACGTTGGCCGCCTGTGTGGCGTACTGCTCCTGCGTGGTAGTGAAGTTTTGCGAGTAGTACGAAAGCTCAGACGAGAGCGTGTCCATACCACCTGCCAGATTCGCTATTGCTGCCTGCGCGCTCGTACCTGCGTTCTTAAGGTTTGCGAAGCTCGGACCCAGCGCCTTTACGGTATCGAAGAACGTCTTCATCGTCTGAAGCTCGCTCTCGATGTTCGTCACATCGTCAGCCGTCAGCGTAGATGCATTGAACTGAGCCAGATAGTCCGCATACGGCTTGTCGAGATTTGCCATTTGCAGCGACTTGACGATGGAGCGCTGAAGCTCAAGCGTGAAGTCGGTCGCAACCGTGTTCGCATCCTTCACGCCTGATAGTTGCGTGCGGTCACTGGTGTCGTTCAGGTTTTGGACGAAGCCCGCTTCGACCCAACTATTCCCCTTGCTGGGCGAAAGCTCCCAGCCAGCGTGATACGTGCCGAGCCCTTCAAGCGAGCCACCGAGCGCGCCCGCAAGCGTCTTGATCGTGTTGTACGTCAGATCGACGTTTCCAACGGTCGTGCCGCTTTCGGTGGCGTTCATACCGCCACTGGGGCCAGTCCCGACCTTGCTCGTATTCGCTGCCGTGCCGTCCGCTGTCGAATAAACGCCGCCGTAGCGGGTTTCCCCACCACCGAACAGGCCGCCAACAACCTTACCAAGCACCGAGCCAACCACGCCACCGATAACGGTACCCAACACCGGGATAGGAATGGCAAGCGATCCAGCAAGCGCACCGACACTGCCTCCGACTTCGGAGCCGGTAGTGCCGCCAATCACCTTACCGATACCGTAGCCCGAAGCCGCCGATCCCAACGCTCCGAGCGCATCCGAGCCCGTGAAGTTGGTCCCGAAAAGACCAGTGCTCGTGCTATTCCCGCTATTCGTGAATCCGTAGGCATTGCCCGATCCCGCACCGTACATCGACGCGTAATACGAGGAAGCCGAACCGCCGACATTAGACCCGAGGTTATACATGCCCGCCGCGGAATCCTCGCCAGCCAGCACCGCACCCGTAGCCTGAGATTGCGCGCTCTTTGCCGTCGCCCAATCGTAAAGCGACTTTATCTGATCGCTAGAGCCCAGCAATTGCGTAACGCTCGTGCCGCTCGTGTTGTTCGTGCCGAGCAACGCATTCTTCACGGACTCGCCCTGAGTCACGCCTGCGATTTCGGCCACAACCTGAATCACCCACTTCTTAGCGAATGCTTCGTATAGCGCATTAACCACCGTGACTTCGAACGTGTTTACTAGCGACTTCGTGAAGGACTTCCAGCCCGCCTCCCCGTCGCTCAGCATTTGCAGGAAGCCGTTGTGGAAATCCGTACCGATGCCATCAATCAGCGATTTCCACTGCTGAATATTGTAGGACTGCGCCTGATCCACCAGCCATTGCTCATAGGCTGCAATCAGCTTCTTTTGCGCTTCTGTGCCATCGCCTGCCTGCTGAATCAGATCCTGCCACTTCTTCGCCTCGATAGCGGTCAGCGCGTCAGCGCGTTGCTGTGCGTCGGCAATCGAGTTCGCCTGAAATTGCTCGTGCTGCTTTTCCAACTGCGTTGCCGCTGCCAGCGCGTCCTGCTGGGCTACGATAGATCCCACCACCTTTGCCCGTGCATCGGCCTCCGCCATCAGGTCCGATTGCTGTTGCGCGCTGAGCGGATGCCCCTCACGTTGCGCCTTCGTGATCGTCTCGCGAGCCTCCGCTTCGTACTTCAACTGCGTGGCCAGGAGCTTGCGCTGCTCACCCTCAGTGCCATAGAGCGCGAGGTCCTGTGAAAGCGCATCCTGCGCAGACTGCTCCGCCTGCGCCCATTTGTCCACTTGCTCGTTATACGCCTTCTGCGCAGCCTCCGCGTCCTTCTTCGCTTGGATCTGCTTTTCGAGCGCCGCGAGAGTCTGCGCGTAGCCAAGCTGCTCCTTCAACTGCGCGTCCGACACCTTGCCGATGCGATCTTTCTGTGCGAGGCCGAGTTGCTGCTCGATCTGCAACACCTTCTTGTCGCCATCGCTGATCTTTGCTTGCGCGCCGCTGTATTGGTCCATCAGCGCGAGCTGCTGCTCTTGCGCTGCGATTTCAGCTTTCAGATTCGCGACCTCGCGATTGCTCGTTTCATCGGCGTGCGACGCGGGGGTCTTTTCGGTGTACTTCTTAGTGATGTCGGCTGCGGCCTTGTCGTAAAGGCCGCCGCTGAAGTTGCCAGTGTGCACGTCGAACGAAACGCCCTGGTACTTCGACGGCATGACGCCCGTGTTTTCATACTCCTTTTTCAGCGCCGCAAACTGCTGGTACAGCTTGCTCATCTCCTGCTGTCGAGCATAGTCTTTGTCGAGCGTCGTCAAGCTGTTTCCCAACGCCTTGTCCGCGTCGAGTGCCGCCATGTGAATGTCGTCGTTGATCTTTTGTTGAGCAGTGAACTTCTGCTCGTTGTCAACAAACGCCTGCTGGTTGGCGAGTTGATTCTGGAGATCCGTAACGCGCTGCTGGAGCGCTGCCTGACTACGATAGACAACCGCGCCATTTTCAGTCACGTCGGCACCGCCCGAAGCGAGCGATGCCTGCGCGTCCGTGAGTTGCTTCTTCAGGTCTGCGAGCTTATCTTCGGCGGCAGTCGGCTTTCCAAGATTCATCATCTGGCGCCACGCCGAAGAGGCTGCATCGCCGACCGCCTTCCATGCAGCAGGAAGCCACCCAAGTTGCTGCTGCTGTCCGCCCAGCGCCGCCGTAAGAGCATCCGCGGTAGCCTTCTCAGCCGCGCTCTTTTCGCCCATGTCCTCAAGGGCTTTGATGTGGTCGTATTCCGCCAACGTGAGGAAGTGATACTGCTTGTTCTGCTCTTCGGCCCACTTGGCAACACCATCGGACATCTTCGTGTACTGGTCGAGCACCTTGTCGGCGCTCTGCCCGGTCGCGTCCGACATCGCAATCACGGACTTTGCGACCGCTTCCAGCGCGTCCCCGCTGAATCTGCCCGTTTGAATCAGGCCGGTCAGGACCTTTTGCGCCTCGGTCGTGCCGCCGGAGATCTTCCCCAGCGATTCGGCGAGCTCGCCTACCTGCCCAGCCGTCATGCCCGCATAGTTGCCGGTGGACGCCAGCGCCTTGTTAAGCCTGTCCGATTCTGCGTAGCCCTTGTACATCGCGACGCCCATCGCCGCGATGCCCGCGGTTACGACGCCGATACCCAGGCCGAGCGGGCTCATGGCAATGCTGAGCGCGTCGGTCGCCTCGGCCATCACCATCAGTGAACCACCGAACTTTGACCAGTTCCCTTGCGAGATCTCATGGCCTAACACCACGAGCTCGGTTCGCGCGCGCGTCGAATTCAGCGAGAACTCATGCATCGAATTCGAAGCCGCATCCTGCTTCGCCTTCGCGGCGTCGAGCTGCGCGAGGTAAGGCGTGAGCGCATCGCTCGGAATCCCACGCTGCTGAGCGAGCGCCTGGTAATACTGCGAACTGGACTTGCTCCCCGCCTCCATCGCCGCGGTCGTGCGCTGGATCGACTGGATCATGCTCCGAGTCGCGTTGTCGACCTTCTGCGACGACGCGGCGCCACCGTTACCGATCGAATCGATAGCCTTGCCAGCGGCAGCGCCCTGCGACGTCACGGACTGCGCCATGTCGCGAGCGCTGTCCTTGACGTCGTTGAAGCCCTTGCGCGCTTCCGTCGCGTCGACGGTCACTCCAAGCTGGACTTTACGGTCATCAGTCGCCATCGATCTACCTTTGCATCAAAAGAGAAGGGCCGCCATCGACGGCCCAGCCACATCGCGCATCACTCTTCGCGCATCACATCCAGAGCCGATTTTTCGAGGTGTCGCACGTCCTCGAACAACTCGTCGGCATCCGACGCACTCAATCCAAGGCGATCAATCAACGTGAGCGCCACGTTGTAGTCAAGCCCATACGCGCCGCCCATGTTCGTCCGCCATTGCGTTCCGAGGCGGCAGAACAGCGTCACTGCATCCCAGTTCTCGGGCCAAACCTCCACAACGTCCCTGCGCAGCATCGCGCGAATGTCGAAGGCGTTGGCCGGGCCCTTCCCGTCTGGCCAATACAGCGCTTCTGCCGCCTCCGTCAGTTTCCCAGGCGGCCCTGCGTGATCGCGACGCGGTACGTGTCCATGATCGCCGCGATAGCTGCCGGAAGCTCATCGGCGAGTTGCTGGACATTCTCAAGCGTGAACGGCTCGTCGAGGTTCCAGCCATCGACCACCTGCATGACGTACGCAGCATTCGCCGTGCCGGTCTTTTCCATCACGTTCGCCCACGAGAAGTCCTCGTCGGCAACGCGTTCTTCCTTCGCTGCGGCAGCGACCTGATCGACAAATGCACCGTACTCCTTACGAGTCCGGTACTTGTAGGAGACGTCGATCGCGGCTTCGGTACCGTCCAGCATCTTGAACTTGACGGCGTGCGAGAAGTTAGCCGGACGGGTGCCGAGTGCGAGCTTTGCCATGATGGATTCCTTGATCTGTTGTATGTAAAAGCCTCGCCGGGGAGAATCCCCGACGAGGAAAGGACCGTCACCGGCCCCAAGGAGAAACTTACGATGCGTAGCTGATGGAACGGCCGAGCAGCGACAGTGAAGCCGTCACCTGGTTGGCCTGGTTCACGTTGAGCTGCGGCATTTCCGACACAGCCATGTAGCCGTAGCCGTAGCTGGCCACGCCGCCCGACAGGACCATCTTGAAAGCGACCTTGCGCAGCGTGCGGCTGATGTCGAGCATCTGCTGGTAGTTCGCGTTCGATGCGTCATGGCCGAGCGTCAGCGTGATCGACGTCGGATTGAAGCCGGTCGGCACGTTGATCGAGTTGCGGCGTGCCAGCGGGCTGATCGTGGTGAACTTCGGATCGCCGCCCGACGTCGAGATCGTCAACACTTGGGGAATCTCGACCCATGCGCTCACGAGCTGCGCCGTGCCGGCGCCCCCGCCCGGATTGAACGAGTCCGTGTCCGTCGTGTTCAGCCCGAGCAGCGAGAACGTGTCGGGCGAAAGCTGATCGATCTTGTAGACCGAATCGGTCACATCTTCCCAGCCGGAGCTGATGAGGATTTCGTTGCCATCGACGAAGCCGTGTGCCGCCGAAGTAGCAACAGCCGGGCTCGCGTTGCTCAGCGCACTGATGACCTTCGCGGCAGCGAACGTCTCGCTGAAAAAGAACTTACTCCCTTCGGGGAAGCTGTAGCTCAAGGTGATTCTCCTTACACAATGGGACAAAGCGCCCACGACGGGCGTAAAAAAGCCCGCGGCGACTTCTCGCAGCGGGCACCTCTCAAAGCCCGTTCGGGCAACTGAAAACTATCGGTTGCGGTCGTCGCGTCAGCGATCGGACCAGATGGAAAAATCTTGCTGCTTGCCGTACCGGTTCAGGTCGGCGTCGTTCGTCGAGATCGGGCCCGCCATCGGTTTGGCCGTGAACGCCTCGGCGGTGACGAGTGCAGCCTCGATTTGCAGAGCGATTGCGTCCGCTTCGGCGCGCCGGTCGCTCCAGACATTCACCTGAAAGAAGCCGTTTTTTGACGACGCCACCTCTTTCGCGATCGGATTGAGCGTGAGGCCGCCGATCTGCTGGTACGTCGCATACGGGCGCGGCGTTTTGAATGGCGCGGTGTCTGGAAACACCCGGCCGCCGACGAGCGGCGCAAGCGCCGCCTCGATGTCAGCTTCTACGGTCATGACTTGCCCTCGTCGATTCGCTTCAGCAGCTCGGCCTCTGCCGCCTCAACTGCCTGCGGAAACAGTGCCTGCGCGGGCCGCACGAATGGGCGCGCACCGACGTGTTTCGGCTCTGGAAGCGGCGCTTTCTTGTCCGTGTACCACTTCCCATCCTTGCCGAGATACACCTTGAAGCGCTGGAAGTGGCCGTTCTCGACGAGCCAGCCATGCGGCGCTTTCTTGTGGTTCCAGCTGACGTGATAGGTCGCCAGCCCCTGGCCCGATTCGCTCTGGCTGTAGACCTGATAAATCGAATTGGCTAGGTTGCCGGTCACGCGGCCGATGCTCGCGACGTTGACCTTCACAGCGTTGTAGAGCACCTGTGCGCCAGCTTGCGCCGCCGGGCGCGCCGCCTCTTCGACGTCATCGCCCAGCTGGTCAAGTAGGCTCTCCAGCGCGGCCGTGTCCGCTCGAATCGTCATGCTCAATCGATCACCTCGCAGACGAGATCCACGAAATTGCGCTTTGCGAAATCCGGCAGCACAGCCTTGATGCTGAAGGTCGCGCCACCAGAGACGAGCCGCATACCCGCCGTGACGTCCGTTCGCCATCGGACGCGAACGCTCGCCTGAACGATGCTCACGTCGGCGCCTGCGGCGATCTGCGCGCGCCCGGTGTTCGCGAGCACGTTGCAGGGCACGCCCTTTGCCACGTCAACCCATTGCGTCGAAGGCTGGCCGCCTTCTTCGCGGCCGTCGTCGGGCGCCTGCAACGTGGCACGCTGATTGAAATCTCCGATTCGCATCAGGCGTACCCCATGATTCGATACGGATCGAGCAGCGTGTCGACATACGGCAACGCCTGCACCGTCACGCGATACGCGACCGACACCTCCTCGCGGTTCTCAAACAGCGAGCCGATGCGGAGCAGCATCCACGTCTTGATGCCCTCGGGAACGTCTGCCGCGTCGCCATAGCCAGCCGTAAAGCTGATCTTGACGGCGTTAGTCGTGTTCAGCGTGTCGGGCCAGTATGTGCCAGCCTTCGGCGTGAGCACGCCCGGCTCGCTGACGTTGTCGACCACGTAAAGCGACGGGTCCAGCGTCTGGACCGCCCCGCTCGAATCGGTGAAGGTCACCTCGTCGACCGACTGGAGCCGCGGGAACGGGATGTCAATCTTGCTGCCACGGAACCGCACCGCGTAGTTGCGCATCGTCATCCACGCAGCGGGCAGCTGGTCGACGGGCACATAGCCGGGGATCACGCCGTAGTACGTGTAGAACGGGAACGCGTCGAGATACAGGTCGTACTTCTGCGTCACAAACACGCGGCGGCAGACGTTCTCGGCATGGAATCGCGCGGCCACGATGAGGCTCTTGAGCTTCACGTCCCACGTGGTGTCCGCCGGGTCGAGATTCAGGTGCAACTTCGCTTCGTCAAGCGATACCGGCTCTTCGGCCGGCGCCTGTGTGAGCCGGATGCCCATGCTTACTGCGCCGGTTGTACGGGCTCAGCGCCGTCCGCCTGCTTGGCCTCGGATGCTGCCGCGGCGACCTCCGCCGCCGCTTCCGGGTCTGCCAGCGCCACCTGCTCGGCACCCTGCTTCGTCGCATAGGTGACGGCGTCCGGGTGATCGTCAACCGCACCCGCCGCAGCGAGAGCTTTGATCACCGTGTCGGGGCCGGTCACGATCTGACCACATTTGAGGCTGAGTCCGAGATTGCTCGTGAGCACGCGCGCCTGCGCCGTTTGAGTCTTTGCCATGTTCAACTCCGATGGAATTCGAGAAACGGCGAACCGTGGTCCGCCGCTGCGTATTGGTCTCGCTTACGTCGCGGAGTTGACGTAGGCCTTCACGGCGCCGCCGGCGTCGATCATGTTGCCGCCGGTGCGCAGGAAGCCGACGAAGCCGATCTGGCCGTTCAGCGTGAACGCCGAGTCGGTCATACGGAAGATCGTCAGGTCCATCACGTCGCGGATCGTGTACTTCGAGAGCTGGCCGAAGAGGATCGACTTCGCGTTCGCAGCCATCACCGGCATGTCCTGGTTGATGGTGATCGGGCGCCCCATCAGACGATCCGGCGCGCCGCCGTTGACCATCGCGTCAGCCTCGTAGCCCGGCACAAAGATCGGGCGATTCTGGCCGTCCTTAATCTTGCGCACAGCCTGCACAGTGCTGTCGTGCATCATGTAGCCGACACCGGGCTGCCCGCGATAGGCCGGGTCCACCGAGTGCTCCAGATCGACAAAGTCGTCGTAGGTCACGGTGACCGTTTGACCGGTGGCGCCGATCTTGCCCGAGCTGGTCGCCGTCACGATGCCGCGCGGCTGGTTGACGCCAGTGCCCGCCGTGAAGTGCGTGTTCTGGATGCGGCCGAGGCGCATCGCGAGCAGCGCCTGAATGTAGGCTTCGATGTCGATGAAGCTGTCCTGCACCAGTTCGAAGGGCAGCGCGATCTTCTTCGAGCTGTACTTGAACACGTCCAGCGTGAGGTTGCCGAACGCGGTGTCCTGGCCGGTCACGGGGGCATTCTGGCCAACGATTTCGCCAACTTCGGCGGTCGGGTCGGTCGTCGGGAAATTCATCGTCGCGCCGGTAGCGGTGCGGATCGCATGCGCCACCTGGCGCATGCCGCCGAACGCGCGCATCGCGATTTCGAGCGAGCGCTGATACTCGGTCGCGACCGTGAAGCCGCCCTCCGTGGTGGTCGTCGTCGACATCGCGTTGCGAATGTCCGGCGTCTGGCGCGCGAGCATGCGGGCGCGGTCCTCGTCGGCCATGTTCGACACGCCACCGGCCATGAAGGAGCGCAGCGCGCGCGATTCCTCGCCCTGTGCGCCCGGCGTGCGCGTCGCAGCATCCATCGCGGCGGCGTGCTGCGCAGCCGGATCATCAGCGGCGAGCTTCGCGCGGCGACCCTCGCGCGCGATGTCCGCGTCGATGCCCTCGATCTCGGCGAGGATGGCGTCCATGCGCTCGGCTTCGGCCGCCGGCATGCGCTGGTCCGCCGGATACTTGTTGTTCAGCTCGTTGGCTTCCTTCGACTTCTGGTTGCGCAGCTCGCGCAGCTGTTGAAGCTTCATATAGCTCTCTCCATTCAGAGGTGACCGCTCGCGCAGGTCGTATGGACGAAAAAAAACCGCCTTGCGGCGGCTCCGGTCAGTTGCGCGAGGCGCGTCACTGAGGATTGATGCGGTTCAGCATGCGCAGGCGCTGCTGCTGACGCTCGCGGTGTTCGTTGGTGATGGCTGCGATCTGCGGATCAGCCCCGGCCGACGCAGAGGGCTTCGGCGCGTTCGCGTAGGCGCTCAGATCCCACGATGCCTGCGCACGCGGGGCGTTTTCCGCAATACGGTCAGCGAGGCCGATCTCCACCGCCTCTTCGGCGGTAAACCACGTCTCGGCGCTCATCAGCGCCTTCATATCGTCGACGGCCTTGCCGCTGCGCTTCGCGTACTGGCCCGCGATCACGCCGTCCGTCTTGTCGAGCAGCGCGGCGGTGGCCGTGAGGTCTTCGGAGTTGCCGATTGCCACGGTCCACGCGCAGTGGATCATGTACATCGCCCCATCGGACATCACGACCTCGTCGGCGGCCGACGCGATCACCGTAGCAGCGCTCGCAGCAACGCCGTCGATGTGGGCAACGACTTTGGCGCCCGTATCGCGGATCGCGGCGACGATCGCCTGCGCGGCGAAGACGTCGCCACCGGGAGAGTTGATACGCAGGTTGACCGTCCCACCCTTGATGTTGCGGATCTGCGGCACGAGCGTTTGCGCCGATACGCCACCCCACCATTCCGCCGTGTCGTCGTCGGCGACGATTGCGTCGTAGATGTAGATCGTCGTGTCTTCGCCGCTCATTTCGAACGCGCGCGGCTGCGTCGGCCGACGATTCTTCGCCAGCAGCGTGATCAGCTTGCTCATGATGCTCCTTCGTCTGGTTGCCCTGCTGGCTGGGGAGCCGCTTCGGACGGGTTTGCCGGGGCCGCCACGGCTGCCGTCTGCGTGATGCCCTGGTTGATCGTGTCACCGCCTGCGATCGGCGGCAGCAGCTTGATGTGACGCACTTCGTTGACCGACATCCACCCCGGCTCACCAGCACGCCCCAGCGCAACGCGAAACGCGTCGTTTTCGGTCTTGAGGTCGCCGCGCTCCATGCCGGAAACATCGAATTCGACGAAAAGCCGCTGGCGCACCGGCCAGAGCTTCCGGTTGAACTCCTGGTTGAACTTCACGAGGTCGCGCAGCAGCGTGAATTTCACGAAGCCGCGACTCATGTTTTCGACGCCGCTGCCCCACGACGTCGTCTTCTCGGTCGAGCCAACCATGAACGGGGGCACGCCGAGCGTTCGGCAAATTTCCTCGAGTCCCCACTTGGACGTTTCAAGGATCTGCGCGTCGACAGGCGACAACGTCAATTCCTTGATGTCGAGGCCGCCGGTCAGGACGGCAGGCAGGTGCGAGTTTGAAACGCCGCCGTGACGCTCGCCCCACGTCGCCCGCAGCAGCCTAGCCTGCTCTTCCGACATGTTGCCGGGCGTCGTCAGCGCGAAATCAGGTCGCGCGCCGTTCGAAAAGAAGCGCGCGCTGTACTCGGCAGCCGCGATCGAGGTTCCGACAGCCTGGCGCGCCGCATAGGTGATCGGACTCGGACTGCGGATACCGTCGTAGCCGAGGCTCGGCACGTGGATCATGTCCGCCGGGTGAAGGACGTATTCCGCGCCCACCAGCGGCTGGATTCGATACCACAGGCTGCCCGCGCTGTCTCGAAACGGGTTCACGCGCAGCGGATGGTGCGCCTTGAAGCCCGAGACAGAGCTGCTGCGGAACGAAGGGCGCACGATCTCGGCGAAGCAGTCGCCGTAGAAGCTCCGTGCCGCCGACATGTATTCCCAGAAAACTGCTGCGGACACATCCGGCTCGGGCTGTTCGTTGAGCAGCCACCAGTACGGGTGCTCGACGCGCGCGCGGCCAGTCGGCGTGCGCTCGTAGATAGGCATCGGCAGCGTCGAGATCGCTCCGGCGATCAGCGCGACGCACGCGTACACCGCCGAGACCTTCATCGCAGTCGCTTCATTCACGACCGGACCAGCATTGCTGACCGCGCCGCCGCCAATGATGTTCGACAACTCCTGTACCGTGAGGCTCTGGCGCGTCTCGTTGAGGTTGTTGATGCGCCCGGTCGCCTCGGGCCCATGCTGCGCGCGCCAGCTGTTGAGCACCGACGAGCCCGGCGTGCGTGCGCGCTCCTGCGCCGCCTTGAAAGCCGCTTCGCTCATAGAATTACGATCCCTGGTTGAGGTGCAGCCTGAGGATTCAGGCTCATCAGCGTCACCGCGTTGAACAGGGCCATCAGCGGATCGATTTTTCCGGTGCCGCTGGCCTGCTTCGTGATGTTCACGGCATTGCCCACAGGCACGACGCGCGCGTTTCCGACGCACCAGGCCATCATTGGCTGCCCACCATGCATGAGAACACCATCGGGCGGCGCGTTGTCGCCGTCTACCTTGCTCCCGCTCGCCGCCGCGAGGCGACGCTCAGCCGTTTTGATCGCTCCCGAGAGCTTCCAGCCCTGCGAGATGCCGATCACCTTGTCTTCGGGAATACCGGCTTCTGCCAGCGCATCCAGAACACCCCCGATTCCGGCCGGGTCCGCCCCGACCTTGTCGAGCAACTGCGCCTGATAGATGGTGGAAACGATGTCCGCGACGTCGCGAACGTCATCGCCGATCTGCTGCACGATCGTCAAGTCGCCGTCGCGCTGGAAGTCGAGCAGACGCGGCGCAATCTCCTTTCGACGCTCCAGCACGGACGGATGCGCCCACGCATGCGTCCACGCTAGCCAGTTGCGCGTGCCGCGCTCACGCCCCACGGCAGCACCGCCGAGCAAGTCGTCGAGTCCGCCACCATCAATGCCGAAGTCGATCACCTCACAGCGTGCCATCAGCTCTTCAAGGGAGACCCTTGGCGCCAGCGCCGCAGCCTCCCAGAAGTCAGCGCCGGCCCAGCGGTCGCTGCGCAGCGCCAGTCCGATCTCCACATTGAGGTGCTTCGCGAGGAATTCCTTGAACTCCTGCTCGCCACCCTCTTTCGCCTGGCTGTGCAGCTGCGTGATGCGCTCAATGTCGACGGACGCGCCCCAGTTCGGGTTGGTCACGTAGGCGTTGTTCAGGTCCTCGTGAGCCTTGCTCTTCAGCATGCCCTGCGGGAACTCGTAGATCACCGGCAGAAACTTCCTGTCGGCGACACGACCGTCACGCACCTTGCGCGCGTAGTCCAATTTTGCCTTGAACACGCCAGCAGGCGGCTCGGCAGACTGCGTGGTCGCGTAGATCACGAAGCCCTCGGGCCGCGATGCCAAGCCGCCCGTAGCCTCCAGCAGCATGTTCGACGCCTTGGCCTGCTTGCCGAATTCGTGCAACTCGTCGACGAAAACGAACGAGGCCTTTTTCCCCGAGACCGTGTCGCTATCTGCCGCGACCACCTTCAGGGTTGCACCCGTGTCCAGGTGCGTGATGGTCCGAAAATAGTCCTGGACCTTCAGCATCGCCGACAGCTCGTCGTCTGCCTTGATGAAGTCACGGATCGGCTTGTAGCTGTTGTCGGCGATTTCCTTGGTCGGCGAGAGAATTAGCAACTCAGCCGACTGCCGCCAGTTCATCAGCAGCGCGCACAGCATGATCGCCGCCGCGATCGTACTCTTTGCATTTTTCTTGCTCACCATCAACATAAATTCGTTGATGTGTCGGCGCCCGGTGTCAGGGTCCTCTGCGCCGAACACGGCTTGCACGAAATCGCGCAACCAAGGGAGCGAGGCCTCGCCCAATAATGGCTGGCCCATGACGTCGGTCAAACGGAACTCGCTGCACAGAGCCCACGCCTCGTCGGCGACAGCCGGGAAGAGTGGCGGGCAAGCGATCAGACTCTCACGGCGGACAATCCGAGTCTCCCAGTCTGGGCATGCGGTGGACCATTCAATGTTCAAACCGTCTTCCCTCCCGCAGCAGCAAGCCTCGGCGCTTCGCGCCTACCGAAGCGGCCAGTAGATGCAGCCTTGCGCTTTGCCTCGTCCTCGTCCTTCTTGCCGCCCTCGCCCTTCTTCGCGTACAGAAATGGCAGAGTTGCTGCCGCGGCTTTCACCTGGATCGCCGTCGCCTCGACTCGCCCGAGCGCGATGTCCTGCATCAGCGTCAGCATGTCGCGATCTGCGATCTCCACCGGAACCGCCTTCGTCCGCTTCAGCGCGCCACCGTGCGCCTGCGGCTCCAGATCCTCTTTCTTCGCGGAACGGCGGGGCGTCGCCTCTTTCGGCTGCGTCTCAGCCTTCGGCTTGCGCCCCGCGCCGGGCCGCGCGCCACCGCGACCACCAGCCGCCGTTTGATTTTTCGCCGTTTTGATTTCGGCGGTTTGCGGTTTTGGCTTGCGACCGGCACCAGGCCGCGCACCCCCGCGCCCACTGGGTTTGCCAGTCATTTGAATTCCCCTGTTTGATTACCGAGAGGCGTTTAAATGGGCGGATTTTTTGCGCGTGAGGAACCGGTCGGTTTCGCCAGACGCGACCGCTCAGACTTTCGATGCCCCCCCGGTCGAACGACCTCGGGAAGGCCATCAGAACGCCTCACAGCGGCCCCGTACGCGTGCCCGCTCGCGCGCTTGCCTCTGTCGATGTCTTGGCTGTGTGGCACGTGTCGCACAGAGGTTGCAGATTCGAGTCGTCGTTGCTGCCACCCTGTTCGAGCGGCACGATGTGGTCGATCTGATCGCGACTCGACACCCAGACGCAGCCGCAGCGCGCGCACCGATACTGATGTGCCAGCGCCACGCGTTGCCGCTTCTTCATCCAAGCGCCACCGCGCTCGCGAACGGTCGAGCCAGCTTTGACATCGAGAGTCGATACGCGACTGAGCGCCGCAGGCGCCAGCCTAGGCCTGAGTGTCTTCAGCCTGCTCATTCGACTCCATCGCAGTCGGTGCAGCGACCATGTCAAGCTCGACGCTGAGGAACGTGATGCGCGCCTCAACGATTCCGAAGGGTTTGATAGGCAGCAGTTCGATGTGCGCCACACCCGGAATCGGCGTGCCGTCAGCGTTCAATACACGCGTGCCGAGCGATATGCCATCGCTGACGATCCTGATTTGCTCGCTCATTCGCTGCCCTCGAAATCCAGCGCACCAATGCAAAAAGCCCGCTTGCTTTCGCTTGCGGGCTTCGTGTGCGCACCATTGGTACGGTATATGAAAATGGAGTATATGGCGGTGTTTTCCGCCAGTCAAGCGGTTGTGGACACAAGCATGCCGATATTGTCGAGTCGCTCAGCCAACTGCGTGATGCCGTCTTTCTCCAGATTCCTGATGAATTCGCGGATCAACCCGACGTAGCGCTCGGCAGTCCGCTTGGACATGCCCTCGCCTTTCGCGACCTCCATTGGATCGCTGTCTTTCTCGCCGAAGTACTTCTTGATGACGGCCACGCGGAACGAGCGCACAGGCAGCACTACGGGATGCACGCGCGCAACGTGATCCGCAAGCTGGCTCACTGCCTCCTCGAATACCGGGTTCGGCTTCCAGCCACGGCAGCAGGAACGAGTGCAGTCGCAACGCTCACGGCGAGACAGCTTGCCAGTCACGAGCACGGCAAGCTGCCAGTAGTCGATGCGCTCCAGCTCGGCGAAGACCATACCTGCCTGACCTGCGCCATCCAACCCGACGAGCCCGCGCCCGCTGCCCTGCGCGCCGCGCTGGAGGATCTTCCCCATAGCGGACATGGCGTACTGCTGGCTCGAATAATTGCAGGCGAACGTGACCGCCTCTTCCGCGCTCTTGAAAATGCCCTCGTGGATTGCTTCCATGTTCACCTTTGTTGTTCGATTTGTTGATCAGCTGCACGCGCTCATTGCTCGGATGCTTGTGGCTCGGCGTCGTGGTGGACCGTGACGCTCACAATGGCCTCGATCTCCGTTCCGTAACTCATCGTGCGATTGTTTATCCGCGTACTGAATCCGATGTTCTCCGCGCCAGGGTCGAGTCCAAGCTGCTTGCAGATCTCTTCGAACATGAGGCGATTGATTGCCTCCGAGCTGACGACTGCGCGATGCGTCGTCGTGTTGGTGCGGCTCGTATCGATCTTGATTTCGCTCACGTTGCTTCCTCCAGTACCAGTTCGATGGCGCCGCTAGCAATGAGCTCGCGCAGCGCCGCCTTGTTTCCTTCATGCCTGTGGATGTCCGCCGGCAGCCATGCATAACCGTCTTCGGCCCAGCGCTTGTCCTTCTTTCCCATGAAGCGCCGCAGGTTCTCGGGCACCAGCACCAGCGCCGAGACTGACCACGGGTTGAGCCAGTCCGGCTGATAGCGCGACGTGATGCGCCTCACCGCGCGCGCCGGTGCGCTGAACTCGTACGACGGCGGCGGCCCGCCACCCATGCGGCCGACGTGCTTCGAATGGTCCGCTGGCAGGTGCAACTCCACTTCGAGGATCACTCATTCACCTCCGCGCATACCCAACGCTTCTCGCCGCTTTCGATGAACGGCATCAGCGAACGCTTGTTCATCGACACGCGCGCCGAGCAGCGCAGCACGCCGCCCCTCTTCCACGTGTGCAGCCGCCCCGAGATGCCCGCGCGGTAGTTCGGCGGAATGAAGGCGTCCACCAGCACAACCTCATCGCTCGCGACACCTTTCGTGATCGAGCGGCGCACTACGTACACCGTCGTCTCGAATGACTGGGTCTGCGTGCCGCGCCTCGTCTCGACTTCCACATCAATCAGCAGCCTCAAGCGATTACCTCCTGCAATCCCATCTTTCGTGCGCGCACCGGCTCCCACTCATCGAACGCGGGCAGAAACACCGACTGTTTCACCGCCCGCTCTGCCGGGCCCTGATCGAGCCACGTATGGCACCAGAAGCAGCCGGGCACCGTGCGCGCGTGATTTGCCTTCAATCCCATGCCCTTCCCGGCCGCCAAGCTGTTCTCGTGGCACGGCACTACCGTTTCGTCGTTCGGGTTCAGGCGGCATACACCGGGCACGCGCAGGTAGCACGGCTCGCCGCGGCACGCCGCCAGATACTTCGAACCCTCTGCGACGGTCGGCTTCTTTGCGCGGCGCTTCATCGTCGTGCGGCGCGCCACCGTGGCCCGATTCGCGAAGCTGCTGAATGGCGAGGACGGCTTGCGCGCGAAGCCGGTCCGCTTCATCGGCGCCGAACGCTTCATTCGCCCTCCATCGGCTCGAAGAACCGTGCGCGCGTGCCGCAACGCCCCGCCAGAACCGCAAACCAGTGCGGATACTGGCGTTGGTTGTATGCGAGCGCGTTGCGCGAATAGCGACGCGGCTCACCATCCTCCGGATCGATTTCGGTGATGGTCGACGGATGCAGGCACAGCCTCGACTCGCCGGGCTGCGGGACGACCAACTGGTCTGGCGCGCGGCGCTTCCGTCCGCCGTAGTAGCGGCAATTGATGCAGAGCTTCATTGCGGCACCTCTGGCAACGTGCGGATCTCGACCGGCGCGCCGCTCGCCGCGATCAGCGAAGCACGGCCGCCCCGCCAGAAGACGAAGCCCAGATCGCGCAGCAGCTCGGGAATGTCGCGGCCCGCAAACTCGCGCGCGAACCATGCGTCATATTCTTCGCGCTCGGTCACGTGGCGCCTCCGAACAGCGCCGCCACCAGCGGATCGCGGCGAACAAGCCTGCCTGCCCTCGTTGCCATGCGAACGCGGGCGCGCGCACGAAGCTGGTCGATCATCTCCGGACGCTCGCGCTCCAGCTTCCGGTAATAGCGAGCCTTCAACTCCTGACTCGTCATCGGCTTGGGCCGCTTGGCATCATTGCCGGCGCCCCACACCCACAGCGCGGTCACGTTCGATGTACCGGTCGCGCGGAGGTATCGGCCGATGTGGACTTGTGCGCGATTCGCCTTGATGAAGCGCTTTACAGTGCATTCCGAGCAGCCCGCGGCCTTTGCCAGATCGCCGATGGATGCGCGGCGCGCCTCAAGCGCCGCACGGATGCGTGGCCACACGCCCTGCTTCGTGCGCTCTGCCGGAATCGACAGGCGACGGTCCGGCAATCCGAGACGGATACCGCGCGCCACGAGCGAATCGCAACTGCGGCCCGGAAACTGGGCGAGAACCGTCTTCAGCGGCGCAGGATCGCTCCACACCTTGCGCAGCAGCTCATCCTGCTCAGGGCTCCACTTCGGAGCGCGAGGCATACCCTTGTAGACGCCTGGCATCAGATTTCCTTGATGGTGATGTCGTGCACGGCCAGCATTTGCTTGCGCTTCTGCACGTATGTAGTGTTTTTGCGGGTCGCCGGGCTTTTCACGTCTTCCACGACACGCTTACCAGTCGCCACCTCGACATAGACGAAGTCCGCCACGTACTTCGAGGCCCGCTCCCACGTGCCGTCGTCGCGCTGCTTGCGCGGCGTGAGCACGAAGGCCACCTGCAACTCCAGATCGCGGATCTGGCCGGCCGCCTGGCGCTCGATCAGCTTCAGCCAGTGCGCGCGCTCCTTGAGGCTGTCGAAGCGAATGCCGTTCTGCTCGCACTTCGTGTTGCGGTACTTCGGCGCCTTCTTCGGCTTCGCCATGCCCGGCGACGGCACGGTTTCGCGGCGATATGCAGGCGTGTTCGCGCCAGCGCTCTTCGCGCCGTCTGCGATGTCGTCAAAGCTGTGTGCGGGCTTCGTGCCGAACTTCTCGGCCAGCTTCCGCTGGGCGTAACCCACGCTCGACGCGTCGTCGCGCACGCGCGCGGTGCCGACCGTCTTCGTTCCGGGCGGCACGACCATCGGCCATGAATTGGTGCGCTTCGTCATGCGGCCTCCGAATTGCCGTTCTTGTCGCGCGGGATGTCGTTGAAGTAGGCGTACAGGGCCTCGTAGCGCTCTTCACTCTCGCGACTCACCGTGCGCAGAAGCTCTTCCATCCATTCGCCCGGGCCTGCGAGCTTGCAGACCTTTGCCTTGAATTGCTCGAAGTGCTGGAACTTCGCGCGATCGACGCCGAGCTGCGCGCCGCGAGCGAGATAGCCGCTCTCGGTCTTCCACCAGTCGGCAGGAGCCGACGCTGCGCCGCCGCCATTGGCGTTGCCGTTTCCACCCTGCTGCTGCACATCCTTCACCGGGAACAGGCCCGTCCAGCCGCGTAGGACTGCTTCCTCGACCGTCGCTTCCACGGACTGGCCGCCATCAAGCAGCTTCTTCAGGCGGCTGATCGAGGCCTTGGCCGTGGCCATCGTCCACGGAGCGTCTTTCGCTTTCGCTTCGCGGTGCTCGCACCAATCCGCCCACGCTTCCGCTGGCAACCAGTCGGGCAGTTCGATCGATCGCAGTTCGGAATTCAACGCAACTCGCGACGCACGTCGCGCAGGTTGCTGATCTACTGCTTTCTCTTTCTCTACTAAAGCTATCTTGGTGTCGAAATTTGGAGGGGCTTCGGGTGAAATTTCACCCCCTTCAACGTGGGATTTGGAGGGGCTTGAAGTGGAATCTGGAGCCGCTTGAATATTCGAGGGGATTGAATATTCACCCCCCTTAGAGGGTTGAGATTTCGAGGGGCTTCGTTTTCCACCCCTCTTAGCCGCGAACTCTTCAAGCGTCGGCGGGCTCAGCGAGATCGTTTCGCCGTTGCGCTGATCGACGGCTTGAACGATCGTCGCGCCAGCCGGAGCGAGCATCTGATAGACGATGATGCTTTGCGTGCGACCGATGCGCTTGTCCGTTTCGAGCAGGTAGCCAAGCTCGATCAGCTTGCTGCGCGCGCGGCGGATCGTCTGGATGTTCAGCTCGGTGTCCAGCTCAAGCTCTTCGTTCGTGACCCACGTCGAATAGTCCTCGCTGGCCCAGTTCGCATAGGTCTTCAGCAGCGTCTTTGCCGACGAATCGCCGACGCGCTGACGTTTGGCCCACTGGTACGCGTATCCGCTCATGACGCCCTCAGTTCGCCGCCGGCAAGCCGAGCGTCTCGTTTTCGTGGCCCGTGGCGGCGCACTTGCGTGTGCCGAACACCGCGAGCTTCCCGGCGTCGATCAGGGCGCGCACGCGACCGCAGACGCTGCCGAGACGCATGTTCGTGCGGTCTGCGATGTCCTGGCGCGTGAGGCGCATGTCCGGGGCCGTGAACAGGTCCACGATCATTTGCTTTTGGGTTCGGCGCGTGTCTGCGTCGAGCGCGTCATACGCCGCCAGTTGGGTTGCTGTGGCTCTCATCGTTTTTCCTCCACCATTCCTTCCATGCGGCTATGCAAGCCGAACAGCGTGCGGATGTGATCGAAGATCCGATCCTTCACGCGCGCGACCTCGTGGCGCTCGACAACGCCGTCTTCGAATGTGCGGTTCACTTCCTTGCCGATTTCGCCGTTCGTTTCCCACGTCTTCGCCATCAGCTCAAGCACCGCCGCATCCGAGCAGTGCTCCGCGTCGGGCACCTTGTTGAGCGCATAGCCGCGCGACTGTGCCCAGGCCTCCAGCACGCGGTCGTCGTTCGTCGCCTCGGTGATGCGAATCACGTCCTGAAGAGTCAGCTTGTGCGTATCCGTGTTCGGATTGACTTTGCTCCGCAGGACCGCTGCGGACATTCCGATGTGCGGCGCGAGTGATTCGCATCCGCCGTCGTAATCGTGCGCAACGGCGTGCGCGGTATCGAGGATGTTCAATTGAGGCTCCAAACAAACGTGTTTTGTCCCCGTTAGCACTACTAAAGTCGTTTCAAACAAAAACGAGCCAGGGAAGAAAATGAAGTCGTTGCCGCCGGTTAAAGCCGGAACTGCTTCGGGCCGTGCCAGTGCGGCCTTTTACGATCGAGGCGCGGGGATTCGCCTCGTATCTCTTCCGCGCGCTCCGCTCTGTGGAGCTGCGCGAACTCAAACAATGTCAGCAGCCAGTTCGCAAGCTTCATTCGTGTTCTCGCTGCTGTTGCTCGCCGCGCTGGTGCGCTGAACCTTGCGCCACGAAGCAATAGCCTCCTGGCGCATTGCGTCGTGAGCCTCGGGCAGGAATTCCGTGGAATGACTGGACGCGTAGGGAATACGGCGCGCGGGGAGCGGCGGATGGTAGAACCGACGCTGTGACAGCGTTTCGCGTTCGCCGGTCTCGATGTGCAGCGCGGCGCTGTTTTCCTGCGCGATGATCTTCATCACCTTGGCGAGGCCGCCGTGCTTGTCTGCTTCGCGAAGCATTTGCTGGTGTTGCGGAAGGTGCATTTGAACCCCTCGTACTTTCGAATGTTGGATACCGCACAGAGGCGGCTAGTGGGTCAACCCAGACTGCGAATGCATGGGCCTATGCGAGACTAAGTGGCATTAGGCCGCCCTCAAGGAGGGGTCAAGCTCTGGCCAGATTTCTCGCCAGTCGCGTCGCAGATCCTGACGTGTCACGGCGCCGCCAGACTCACGCTCAATTCGCACGCAAAGCTTTTCTCCAGCTATACGCTGGCCGTACATGACGTTGCGAAGGAATGCGTATGTCGTACCGCATCGATGCGCGAAATCGTCGCGTCGCTGAAGTGACATTGATGAGAGGAACGCCTTGAACTTGTCCATGACGCCAGAGTACACCAAACGGTTTATACATTCAACACCGAACGGTTTATTTCACCAAATGGTTTACGATGGTCTAATTGCACCCATGGGAGATAATCTTTTGGTGCACGAGCAGGTGACCGAGCTGCGGCGCCTCGCACTATCACGTCTGATAGAAGTCCACGGCCAGGCCGAAGTTGCGCGCCGCATGAAGCGTCTGCCACAGCAAATCCACGACATGGCAAGGTCCAAGTCGTTTGGAGAGAAGGTCGCGCTGGAGATGGAGCGCGCCTGGAGCGAAAGCACCGGTGGAGAGGTAATTGACCTCATCGCGCCGCGGCCGAGAGACGACCGCGCGCCCGCCCCTGCGGGCTGGGACCGACTGGATGACCTAGGAAGGATGCGGGTCGAGGCCTATATCAGTGGGCTTCTCGCTCAGCCCGCGACCTCGACCTCACCCGAGCCTGGGCGCTTCCAAGCCGATTGATTGCGCGCCCGATGCGCGCTCACTGCTTTGCAGTGGCCTGAGCGATGTGTCGCGAAAGGCCGTTTTGCTGCCGACGATCGGACGCCCCGTGCCAAACTCCAGTCCGAAGGATGGCTCGCCAAGTAGCGTAACGTTCCATCGATCGCACTTTCCCCACCTCTCAACGAGCACAACTCGGCCGATCAGCAGCGGATTGGTCGAGTGGACTACTCGCGCCAAATCTCCCGCCTTGCACCGCATTCCCTCAGCTTTCACTGCTTGATCCACGCCGCCCCCGCGAGCCTCAACTCATTAACAATACTGTATGGATATACAGTAGTCTATCCAAAAAACAGCGCCCGATGAAGGGGCCAATGTAAGACTTGTCATTCAAACAAAAAAATCACGAAAGTCAGGTGACAGCCGTCACAGCGAATATTTTCGTCATACCGTAAAGGTAAACGCCGCACCGCAAGAGTGCACGCCGACTCAGTCCTCAGCTGGGACGGCCTTTTAGCCTAGCGACCAATAATCGGGGAACAACAATGCTGTGGAAAACAGTCGGCGCCATCGCGTCCGTAGCTGCCATTCTCGCGGCCGGCAACGCGTCGGCAGAAAACCAGCCTCATGAAAAGAAGGCGACACCGGCCAACAGGTCGGCGGCGACCGGTCCGCAAGGGTTCGGCGCAATTAAGATTGGCATGACGCGCGAGGCCCTGGAGCAGCTCAAGGAAGGGGATGGCGTGTATTTGGTTGCGCCGTTGACGGCGGAAGCGTCCAACGAGCCGCTTCCGCCTGGCGCCTCGAAGTTCGCCACTAGAATCATGACGCCGTTCGATGGCGGGGCAATCGAAGCAACATTTACGATCGTTTCAGACGTCGTCACCGGAATGTCGCTGAAGCTCAGCGAATCAGCATTCGAAATGGCGAAGTCACAGATCGCGGCGAAGTATGGTCGCGGCAAGCTCGCAGACACCCGCAAGGCGGAGGACTGCCTCTATAGAAACGGGGCCCACTTCAAGGTTAAGTCCGGCTTCGTCGCCAACTTCTGGCGCCAGTCGCTCTCCCCTACGGATCAAATCACAACGTCCGCCGTCGAGTTCTTGATTGACCTGTGTCCGTCGAGTCTCGCGGACGACCGGACACCGCCGACTATCGAACGCTACATCAGTGTCGAGAAAACGCACCTCGATGCATCGACAGTAAAGCCGAAGCCGAATCTGTTCTGACCCACACCATATCGCCCCGCCCCATGCGGGGCTTTTTCATAGCGGGACCACCCGGAACGCCTCGGGGTAGATGGCGCGCACCAGCCGCGCACCCACATCCACCAACACCCCCATCTCGCGGTCGCTGAGCATCCTCTCCAGCTCGGCCAACAAATCGGCGTAGCGCTCGATCGGGCCCCATCGCTGGTCATCTGGCGCAGCCGCCACCATCCTTTGCAGCACTTCCTCGCGTGTCATGGTCGCCTCCCGGCACTTAACCCTATAGGTATAGGCGCTTAACCCTAGAGGTATCGGCCACTCCCGGCGTTGTTACAAATTTCCGCACCAACATAAACCAAATGGTGTTGACCGAATATAAACCATATGGTGTAATCCGTTCACCCACTCATCACGCAGCCCTGAGCGGGAGCGCTTCAAGCCGTCGCGGCGGCTCTAAATAGCCCGTAGCGTGTTGTCTCCCACGCATGGACCTCGCAACGTGAGAGAAGCGCTCCCGCTTAGGGCTGCGAATAATAAATGGACCGAATGATGAACAGAATCGCTTGCGATAACGCCCTGCTCGCTTCGTGCGATGAGCTGTATAGCAAGGTCATTCGCGTGGCTGGTGCCTTTGCTCTGTTCGCTGGCGTTGGTGCAGGCTGGTATCTGATCGTCGCCCTGCGTGCAGGTGCTTGATGGAAACGCTCAAGCTCGCCGGTCGCATCTGCATCGCTGGTTTCGTCGCTATCGCCCTGCTCGCCTTCCAGGCTCAGATGCATGAGCGCGAAGCAGCTTTCGAGGCTCACTGCATCAAGCATCGCTGTACCTGAGTTGAATCACGCGCTGACTCGCGCGCTCCCTTGAATCTATTTAGCACTCCTACCAGGAGATCGATATGGCTCAACAGAAGATCGAAAAGACGAAGGAGGCGCTCGAAGTTGAGCGCAAGGAAATCGAAGTGCTGCGCGGTGAAATCGAGCAGCTCTGCAACCGCCCCCCCCCCAACGCGTGCTAGCCGGTAGTTACCAGACTGCCGTCTCGTGGAAGGAATTGGCGATCGGCGCGTTGCGCCTCGCGAAGTCCAAAGCCCCGACGCTCGCAAAGCTCCGCAACTCGCGCGACGCGATGCTCAGAGCGCAAATCGAGTAACCCTGAACAGTTTCGCGACGGCACCTCCGAGGGTGACGTTGTGTGTCTTGGCCGGCGCCAGTACGGGCCGGTCCTTTTTCGAGCTAGAGATGAGCGAACGAACGACCCTTCACGTTGTCTCGATGTCCGGTGGCAAGGACAGCACTGCGACTGCACTGCTGGCTATCGAGTTGCATGGCCGCGAAGGCTGCCGCTTCGTGTTCGCCGACACCGGGAATGAGCACGAGGCGACCTACGAGTACGCGCTCGGCTATCTGCCGCAGACGCTCGGCGTCGAGATCAACGTTGTGCGCGCGTCGTTCGATGATGAGTTCGCGACGAAGCGCGCCAACCTTGCACGGATCGCCGCCGGCGAACCGGAGTCGGCCGTGTACGGCGCGCGTCAGTTTCAGTACGCGTGGACGCAGGAGGCTGCGGCCCGTGCCTTGGAATTGCTCCAGCCAACCGGCAACCCCTATCTCGACATGTGCATGCTGAAGGGCGGCTTTCCCTCCCGCAAGCGCCAGTATTGCACCGAATACCTGAAGCGCAACCCGATAACCGAGTATCAACTGGGCCTGATTGACGATGGCTATGCCGTCGAATCGTGGCAGGGCGTGCGAGCGGACGAAAGTGCGTCACGCCGTTGGTTGCCCTCGTATGAGCATCGCGGTGGCTTCTATTCAGTCTATCGTCCGATCCTCCGCTGGGGTGTCGAGGACGTGTTCGAGGCCCATGCAGCCGCAGGGATTCGACCCAACCCGCTGTACCGGCAGGGTATGTCGCGAGTCGGTTGCATGCCGTGCATCAATGCGGCGAAGGCCGAGCTGCGGGAAATCGCCCGCCGTTTTCCGCAGCATATTGAGCGCATTTCCGAGTGGGAGCGCCTCGTGTCCGCCGTATGCCGACCACGGAGTCCCGTTTCGTTCTTCCACCTAGGCACTCAGGGCCACTCGGGCACCTCGTCGACGGTTTGGCATGTAGTTGAGTGGTCGAAGACCACCCGTGGTGGTCGCCAGTACGACTTGCTCGCTGACGCGGCATCGGCCACGGCCTGCGCGTCGGAATACGGCCTGTGCGAGTAATCGCCATGCCCATGCGCGCTTACCCGGCACTACTCGCAGTCGCGGCGACCGTGACTGCGGCGTGCCTCTCGATCATGGCTGGCTGGCAGCGTGGCGGGTTCCTCGCCGAGCGCGTGCTGTGGATTGCCGTGGGCGTCGTGCTGGTTGTCGCTGCGCACCTGCTCCCTGCCCTCTGCCGGCCGCATGGGTTGCGCGTGCGCATCCTCGGCGCGGCGCTGTGGGTTGGCTGCATGGCGGCGACCTGCTACGGCCACGCAGTCTTTTTCCTGATGGCGCAGAAGCATGCGGGTGAGCTGCGCGCTGCCGCGCTGCCGGTCGTGACCGTGACCGGCCGTGACTTGAGCGTGATCGCCCGTGACCGGGCCGAGATCGTCACGCGACTGGCCCGCGCCACGGCGCGCCGCTGCGTCGAGCCGTGCACGAGCCTCCGGGTCGAACGCACAGCCTTCGCCGCGAAGCTGGATGCGATCGACGCCGAGAAGGCTGAAGCGCTCCGCGCCGAGGCAGCGCAGGACCGCGCCGCCGCCGCGCGCGCCGCCGCCCTGGCTGATCCGGTGACTGGCGCCCTGACCGCCTTTGGCGTGCCGGCGCCGCGCGCCGAACTCGTGACCGGTCTCGCCTTCGCCGCCGTGCTTGAGGCTGTCGCCTGCTTCGCCTGGCTGCTCGCGCTGCGCCCCGCCGCAGTGACTGAAATCGCGGTAACGCCCGCCCAGCAGGGCAGTCACGCCGAAGTAGTAACGGCAGTCACGCCCGAGGGTAACGAGGCCGCGCCAGTCGCGCCGCCGGTCGCGGTCGAGTCAGCGCCGGTGCTTCGCCTGCCGGTAGTCGAGCAGACCGACGACGTGATGCGAGTCATGACCGCAGTAACAGCCGGTGAGCTGCGCCCGACCGTGACCGAGATCCGCAAGTTTCTGGGTTGCTCACAGTCACGCGCGGCGGCAGTCCGCAAGCAGCTTGAACCCACCACCTAACCCCCAACTTCGAGAGACACGATGAAGCGCGATTTGATTTCGCTGCAATTGGACCTCGGCTCCGAGCTGATCGTCGACAATTTCGCCGGCGGCGGTGGCGCGAGCACCGGGCTGGAACGCGCGTTCGGGCGCCCGGTAGACGTCGCAATCAACCACGACGCGGAAGCGCTCGCAATGCACGCGGCGAACCACCCGCACACCGCGCACTACTGCGAGAGCGTGTTCGACGTCGATCCGATCGCGATCACCGGCAACCAGCCCGTCGCACTGGTTTGGCTGTCGCCGGACTGCAAGCACTTCAGCAAGGCGAAGGGCGGCAAGCCCGTGTCGAAGAAGATCCGAGGCCTCGCCTGGATCGCGCTGCGCTGGGCCGCGAAGGTCAAGCCGCGCGTGATCATGCTGGAAAACGTCGAAGAGTTTCAGACGTGGGGCCCGCTGGCCGCAGATGGTAAGCCGTGCCCGAAGAATCGGGGCCGCACGTTCCGCTCGTTCGTGAACGCACTCAAGCGCCAAGGCTATGCCGTCGAGCACCGCGAGCTGCGCGCGTGCGACTACGGCGCGCCGACGATCCGTAAGCGCCTGTTCCTCGTCGCGCGCCGCGACCATCTGCCGATCGCGTGGCCGACGCCAACACACGGCGATCCGAAAAGCGCGGCCGTGCGCGCGGGCAAGCTCCTGCCGTGGCGCACCGCGGCAGATTGCATCGACTGGAAGCTGCCGTGCCCGTCGATCTTCGAGCGCTCCAAGCCGTTGAAGGACGCGACTCTGCGCCGCATCGCGAAGGGCATCATGAAGTTCGTGGTGGACAGTGCGGATCCGTTCATCGTGTCGTATTACAGCGACAGCGAGCGCTTCAGAGGCGCGGCCCTCGATGCCCCGCTGGGAACGACCACGACCGCCAACAGATTCGCTGTCGTCGCGCCGACGCTGATGCATGTAACGCATCACGGCAGCGATCGCACTGCACCGGTCGATGCGCCGATCGCAACCGTCACGGGAGCACACCGCGGCGAACAGGCGCTCGTAACCGCCCACATCACGAAATTCCGGGCGAATAGCGTCGGGAGCGCAGCCGATGCGCCGCTGCACACCGTGACTGCGGGCGGCGATTGCGCGCGCCCGGCCGGCGCCGCGCACGCCATGGGGATCGTCTCAGCGACGCTTATCCAGACCGGCTACGGCGAGCGCGAGGGCCAAGAGCCGCGCGTGCCGGGCCTCGACAAGCCGCTCGGCACGGCCGTCGCAGGCGGCGTAAAGCACGCGGTCGTCTCGGCGTTCCTCGCGAAGCACTACGGCGGCGTCGTCGGAACGGGCGTCGATGTCCCGACCGGGACTATCACCACGACGGACCATCATTCCGTCGTCACCGTGCAGCTCGTCGGCTGCGGTGGCCGTGCCGGACAATCGCGGCCGCGCGACGCAAGCGAGCCGCTCGCCACGGTCACGAGCAAAGCCGATACGTCTGTCGTGACATCGCACCTCGTGAAGCTGCGCAACAACCAGTTCGGGCAGGACGTGCGCGAGCCCATGCCGACGCTCACCGCCGGCGGCGCCCACGTTGGCGAAGTGCGCGCGCTCTTGCAGAAGTACCACGGGCCCCACGCGCTCGGCGTGGTGATGATCGGCGGCGAGCAATACGCAATCGTCGACATCGGCATGCGCATGCTCCAACCGCACGAGCTGAAGCTCGCCCAGGGCTTCCCGGCCAGCTACGTCATCAATCCGGTCGTCAACGGGAAGCCGCTGTCGAAATCGTCACAGGTGCGCATGATCGGCAACAGCGTGTGCCCCGACGTCGCCACGGCGCTGATCCGCGCGAACTTCGCGCATGAGAAGCAAATGGCCAGCGTGGCCGCATAACGAATCGAGGAAACGATGGATACGCAACAACTGACCGAAGCCGAGATCCGCGCCACGATGTCCAGCGAACAGATCCTGCTCGAACGAAAGCTGACGTGCGAGGCAATCACTGGCGCCATGGCCTTCGGCTACCAAGGAACGAACGCGCCACCCAGCGACGAACACTGGCTCGCACCGTTCTGGAAGATTGGGCGCCGAGAGGCCGAACTCGAAGCGAAAGCCGCTATCGCCCCTTCCGATGCGGCGGGAGCGCCGATCTACCAGGTGCGCGATGATGCGCTTTCGTGGGCAGACTCTGACCCGGCGCTTTTTTATGACGCGCCCGAAAGCGAGCGCCGTATCGTCTACGCCGCTCCCGTCGCCCCTGCTGCGGTAGCGCCGATAGACGAAAGCGAATGGCGCGCGATTTTCAATTCCACGCGCACCGCCGACACGACGTTCGAACAATTCCGCGAGTGGATGAGCGAGGAAGTTTCGAAAGGCCGCACCGCCCCTACGCCTACCGTCGCCGCAGAGGCAGTAGCGCTGGCCGTTTATGAGGATCGGCGGTCGTGCGCGCTTCAAGACCTCCAATTCGCACGCGGCCTGCAAAGCGGCTGGCAGTTCGGCATCCTGGAAGATCGCGCGGGCTATGAGAAGTGTTTGGCGTCGCGAGCGGGCTATGTGAAGGTGCTTCGCGAGACGCGCACGGCCCCGCAGCCCCACGAGCGCGTGGCGTGCTCACATGACTACGTGCGCTCGGATCGTGTCTGCATCGAGTGTGGCGAGTATCCAGTGCAGCCTAACGAGCGCACGTACACCACGAAGGCCGGCGAATCCGTGATGGGCATCGCACTACGCGAGTGCGGCGACGAGAAAGTGTGGCGACACATTCTTGCGTGCAACCCGGAGTTTGCGAGCCTGCTGCCGCACGAATACTTCCCAGTCGGCACGGTTCTGACTTTGCCGCCGGGCACGCAGGCCGCGCAAGAGGCAAGCGAATGAGCGAAGCGAAAACGATCCTTGACCCGTGCTGTGGTACCCGCATGTTCTGGTTCGATCCGCAAAACCCGGCCGTGCTGTTCGGCGACGTGCGCGACGAGACGGTTTCCGTCACCGACCGCTCGCACGGCAGAGAGGACGGCGAGCGCGTGCTGAGCGTGTCGCCTGACCTGACGATGGATTTCCGTGCGATGGACTTCGCCGATGGCGCGTTCAAGCTCGTCGTGTTCGATCCGCCGCACCTCGTGCGCGCAGGCCCGCGAAGCTGGCTCGCCGCCAAGTACGGGAAGCTGTCCACCGACTGGCGAGACGACCTGCGTCGCGGCTTCGCTGAGTGCTTCCGCGTGCTCGCCGACGAAGGTGTGCTGATCTTCAAATGGAACGAGACGCAGATCAAGGTTGGCGAAATCCTCGCGCTCACCGACCAGCAGCCGCTGTTTGGCCACAAGTCGGGCAAGCGCGCCGATACGCACTGGATCTGCTTCATGAAGCGCGCCGCCTCGCACGGAGCCAAGCAATGAGCAACGTCGAACAGTTGCCCGTCAAGGCCACGAGCGACCGCCCTGCGCCGAAGCGCATCACGCGCCCATGCGAATACGGAATGTGGAGCGCCGTCAAAGACATGGAAACGCAGATGGGCACCGTCGAGGCATACAACCGCCTCTGCGATTGGGCGCAGTCGTTGAAGGCGAAGATCGATCGCGGCGACGCGCAAGTGCAAAACCGTCTGTTCGCAACTGATCCGAAGTGGATCTATCCGGCTGGAGACTCGCAATGAGCAATGAAACGATGAAGGACGGCGAGCGCGCAGCGTTTGAGGCATGGATGCTCACTGGCGAACTCGACATCACGCCCAACCTCGAACGCGATGGCGAGTTCTACGAAGAATTCCACACGCAACGCGCATGGCGAGGATGGCAAGCCCGCGCCGCCTCTCAAGCCACGGTGAAGGGCGATGAGCCGGTGGGCGAGGCCGGCAGTATGCCAGGAACCGATGGATTCACTATGGCTGCTTTCGAAGCATCCAAGGTGCCTATTGGCACGAAGCTCTACACCCGCGCGGCAGCACCGCAAGCAGGGGCGACGCTACCTCCTGATGTCCGCGCGCTCCTGACCGAGTGCGCCGGGTTCCACGGCCAGATGGTCAAAGGCAACTGGCTCAGTGCGGAAGTGGCAAAGTTGCTTGCCGCCCATCCCGTCGAGAAAGGTAACGCCGCTCCCATAGACGGGAACCAGCAGGAGGGAAACTGATGATCGGATCGATGTTCCTGACGCGCGAAGAACTCGTCGAGCTGACGGGGCGCGTCCAGCGTAGTTCGCAAGAGCAGGTGCTGCGCGGCATGGGGATCGAGCACAAGGTGCGCGCCGATGGCCGCATCATCGTCTCGCGCCGCCATGTCGAGCAGGTACTCGGCGCCGACGAGGCGCGCGGCGATATGGGAGACATCATGCCCGACTGGAGCGCCGCGTAAATGCCGTTGCCACGCAAGAAAGAGAACAAGGGGCTGCCAGCGCGCTGGCGCTTCAAGCACGGGGCGTACTACTACCAGGTGCCGCTCGGACTCGAGTCGCAATGGGACGGCAAGCAGTTGTTCCGCCTCGGCAAGTCGCTGCCTGAGTCATACCGGACATGGGCCGATCGGCTGAGCACGCTCGACGACGCAAAGAACATCGGCGAGCTGCTCGACCGCTACGCGCTCCAGATCGTGCCCACAAAGAGCATCACTACGCAGGCGCAAAACAGCGTCGCGATCAAGCGCCTGCGCGCTGTCATGGGCGCACTGCCGCTCGCGTCGCTGAAGCCGCGCCATGTCTACCAGTACATCGACAAGCGCCAAGCCAAGGTCGCGGCGCGGCGCGAGATCGAGATTCTCTCGCACGCGTACACGAAGGCCGTCGAGTGGGGCTATCTCGACCGCCATCCGTTCAAGGGCGAGGTGCGTCTCGACGGCGAGAAGCCGCGCACGCGCTACGTCGAGGACTGGGAAATCATCGAGTGCCTCTCGATCGAGTCGCGCCGCAAGGCGGGCAGCGTGCTCGCGATCCAGGCTTACATCCGCGTGAAGCTGCTCACCGGCATGCGCCGCGGCGACCTGTTGCGCCTCACGATGTCCGACCTCAAAGAGGACGGAATCCACGTGACGCCAGGCAAAACGGAAAACTCGACGGGCAAGCGCCTGATCATCGAATGGTCGGACGAGCTGCGCGAGGCGATCTCCATCGCCAAATCGGCGCGGCCCGTGCAGATAGCGCCGTGGCTTTTTTGCACGATGCGCGGCGAATGCTACTTCGACGAGGAAACCGGGCGCGCCGGAGGCTGGGACACGATGTGGCGCAACTTCATGACGAAGGTGCTGGAGACGACGAAGCTGAAAGAGAAGTTCACCGAGCACGACTTGCGCGCCAAGTGCGCAAGCGACGCGGACACGCTGGAACACGCCCGCGCACTGCTCGCGCACGCCGATGGAAAGATCACCGAGCGCGTGTATCGCCGCAAGCCGGAGAAGGTCAAGCCGCTGCGTTAA